AGTGGGTGGACTTGAAAGTATCTTTATTGTGCTTGACGCTTTTGCCACGTCTACCACATTTCAACTTTTAAACACACTCGCGATGTTGGGAGACATTGTACTTCTTTCTGGTGGCCTCAAAGGTGGCGGCTCCATGGAGTTCTCCCCTTATGATTCAGCTGACGGCCAACCGGATAATTTGGCTCCAGCGCTTGCCAACTTACACATGAAATCAAGAACTGCAATGGGCGACGACCCAGATTATAGGCTGGCGTGGAGATTTGGTTCTCTGCCGAGTAGATATTTGCTTCCTGCCAATATTCTTGCCACTAATTCAGCCATGGGATTTAATGAAGCTTATGGAGCAGCTGGACGGATGCCTAAGGGGATCGGAGCTGCAGGAGAAAGAACACAAAAATTTGGCTCAGCTCCCAAGGACCCTGGGCCTTCGGGCCCGTCCACAGATGATGATATACCGCCCAGTCCTTTAAGTGGCCGATACACCGCTGAAGATAGGCAAACGTTTGAAGATCAACTTAACGCTTACTATATGCCATTCTATTTTCAGGACATGCGTACCAACGAAATTCTCGCTCTACATACTTTTATAGATAATTTTTCTGATAGCTTTGCTCCGGAATGGAGCTCGGTGGGTGGTTTTGGTAGAATGGACGACGTTCAAATTTACAAAAAAACCAAGAGAAGTATGGGACTTAGTTTCTGGATGATTGCCACTGGTCCTGAAGATCAGGATGAGCTCTATTTTGCCATTAACAAGCTAGTTACGATGGTATATCCGCAATGGTCTAAGGGAACATTGAAGAAAGATTCTGAAGACAATTCTTTTATTATGCCGTTCTCTCAAATCCCGACTGCTTCTCCAATAGTAAGGCTTCGGGTAGGCGAGCTTTGGTCGAGTAACTACTCAATTCAGAATATGGCGCGCCTCTTCGGCCTTGGCACCGCTTCATTCTTAGTAGGGGGTAAAAACCCTTATGCAAGTGCGGGCATCGAAGATCAGGTGGACATGGATGGGAAGATCCAGGCCATCTTGACAGAGTTGGATAGTATGTTGCCGGTGGGAGGTGGCCCGCCCCCTTATGAAGAAGCGCTGCAAAGCAATCTCTCAGTGGCGGCTGGTGGATTAATGGCAGTTGGAGTTAGCAGAGGATTTCCTGTTGGGGCAAAAATTATAATCAAGCCCTCAAGATATAAAAAGTGCGCCTTTGATGGCATTACTAATTTTGATAAGGCTTCTGGAAAATTGAAAGTGCCAAGTAGCCAAGAAGATGATCGAAAGGGAACCGTTGCAGGATTCTGTATTAGACCCATTGTAGATGTCTCTAGTGGAGAAGAAGACACTAAAAAGGAAACGCGTAAGAAAGCAAAAGCCCGCGTGAGGTATGCTGTATTAGTTGATCCTGAAGGCCCGCTGGCCAAGGCGATAGGCAAGACTTCCGTGACGATTGGAGATGTTACCAAAGAGTACGATGCTGCGATAATTTGCGGCCACGAAGATTTAATTCTAGATTATCCCGAAAGCGTGAAAACAGCTATTAATTCAGTGATAGGAACCCCTGGCGTAGGACTGCCCGACCCTTTTGCTGAACCCACGGAGCCCACCTTATTTACAGCCGATGATCTGAAAGATTTCTTTGGAACCACAGAGGGTGATATATCTGGCAACAGCATCATCAGGGCTTTCCATGAATCAGGCGGTAAGGGAATTGCAGGAGCTATAACGCAGCTTGATTTTGATTGGAATCTTGCTCCTTGGGATGAAAGACCAGGAAATAGAGCACCCACTTATGTCAAGGTCACCATAGGCTTTTCACCCATTCATGATATTCCGTTGGGCCTGGATTATGCCGGAGGAATTCGAGCGCCGGCATACAATGTGGGTTCAATAGTCCGCGGACTTTTTGGTTCTGGCCATTCTTTGGCGGCCGAAGCCAACACCAAGGCTGCTCTGACAGCAGCGCTTCTCAAGTGTCTTCCACCGGCCCCAGAAGACGAGGCCCCTCAAGAACCAAAACTATAGACTAGAGGGATAAAATGTCGCTTAAAAGGTATGCCAGATCAAAAATTTTGCAGGGAGGAACTACGCGCGGCACTGGTCGTGCTGGAATTGCTTTGTATACAGCCGTTAAAAACGGTGGATTACAAGTCACAAGACGGCAAATTAAAGCGGGCGAAAGGCTAGATACTATCGCCGGTGTAGTATATGGAGACGCTGGCCTTTGGTGGATTATAGCCGCGGCCAGTGGCATAGGCTGGGGACTTCAGGTACCACCCGGGGTTGTTATATCTATTCCCACTGATTTAACGCAAGTTTCACTATATGTTGGGTGATATATGAGCAATTTTGACGACATGACTTTGGCCATCCAGCAGCTCAAAAAATATGGCCCTGTCTCAAGTATCGATGATTTTTTCTTAAAAGCCATTCAAATGCAAGAAGGAGAAGAAAGTGAAGCTACCGAGCTTTCTTTGGACGCCAGAGCTTTTAATGTGATTACTAATATTACAGATGGCGGACAATTTTTAGCAGAGATCTTGGCCAGCATTGGTGAAACGGCTGGAGATGATACCGAAGCCCTGGCAAAGGCTTTTTATATTGTGGGCACGAGTGGAGTGGGTTCCGATTCTACTGGAATTCTTTCTGGAATCACAATGAACGATATGCTTAAAACTCAGATTGGAAGTGCAGCTACAGCGCCCTCTGCTCCTACTAAAAATACTCCTGGGCTATGCTCTATTCAAATTCTTCCAGCGATGTTAAATTTTGGCTCTAGAAATACCGGAGCAGTTGAAGTTTTCATGAATATGATTCCCACTCTAGAGTGGTCCAGAGCTGTACCATATTTAGACGTAGAAATAATAACGCCCGGTCCGCAAGTCACCGGAGAAGGCGACGCCATGAAAATAGCTCGTGGAATTAGTAGTCTCCGATTTTTGAACGGAATTTCCACCATCGCGGGGACTGCAGATTCTATTATTGCACAAGCTAAAAGCGCTGCCGCTGCTTCTTTGGACGCTGCTGAAGCACAAGACACTGCCTCGGCAAACGCCGCGGCACAAGCGGCTGCAGCAGACGCTGGTCAACCAGCTCCTGCAGACGCCGTACCAGCTCAATATTCTTCTGCTGGGATGGAAATTTTTACTTCTCCCCAAACGATGGTTCCCGCATGGGAACAATATGCAAGTTACGATGAAGTGGCTGCATTTACAACAGATGACGCTAGATCCCGCGGAACGGACGCTAGTGGAAATAATATTCCCTGGCCCGGTGAGGCTGGTGCCCCACGCGCAGCTCCTATTATTGACAGAATGCGTCCATTTATGACGATGACTGGAATGAACATCAGTATTAAACCTACACGCGGAATGATGTCCCATAAGTCTGCGGAGATTAAAGTAGTTTTGCACGACAGGTCTAGGCTTGGAGAAATTGGAGCTTTTGTTAAGCCATCATCTTTTGGGCAGACCGAACTTTTAGTTGAGTGGGGCTGGAGTCATCCTGATCATCCTGGCGGGAACGGAAATCCAAACAACCCTTACGGTCTTTTTATTAATTCACTTCGAACTAAAGAAAAATTTGGCGTTTATAATTCCAAATACACTTTTAAAGATGATGGACAAGTAGAAATATCTCTTAGTTGTGTCACTAAAGGAGCTAGCTCTGTAAATGTTACTGATGTTGGAATTTCTCCAGAAGCAACTACTAAATACGCTGCTTTAGAAGCTTTAATTGACGCAATTTCCGAATTAAGAAGATCAGTTTTGGGGGATACTCCAGAAATGGCCGATGTCGTAGGGATGTCAACAATTTCTAACTTGAGCCCCACCAATGCCGGAGACATGTTTTCGGGAGAAAAATTTGAAGAGATTCAATCTTTTATTACGGCAATGGGCAACGCTGGTGGAGATACTGAAGCGCTGGCTGACAGCTTGAAAGCCGCCGCAAAGAGTACAAGTGAAATCCAGGCTACTATTGCCGGTGTTATTAAGAAAAAAATGGACATCGCAAAGAAAACAGGCGACCCATATTTAAAACCTCGAGGAGACGACGCATCGTCTGGAAGCAATTCAAAAATCCCCAATCACCCTTCTAGCATTAAAGATAATACTAACTGGTGTTCATTTGGTCGTATGGCAGCTCTTATGATTGGGGCTCCTCTTATGGAAACAAAGAGATTTAATGAAGTACAGATGATTTTTTACACCTTTAACGATAAAGCAAGTTTCATGTTTAACCAAAATATAGCTTGCTTTCCAATAGACTTAAATGGCACCACTGGCTTTCCAAAGCTTTTCGAGACGTGGCAGAAAGAAAAAGTACAAATATCAGTGGCAAGTTTTATGGGTTTCGTTAATCGATATTATCTCAGTAATATGGCTTGCAAAGCCTATGGTTTCAGCAATCTCTTTACTAGAGATGAAGATGGAAAGGCCGTTATCAAAGATGAAAAGAAAGCAAGCCAATTATCAAGTGCAAAAGATGCGGTTTTAGAGAAAGCATACGAAGGGTCAGAAACTGATACAGCTTTCAAGCTTCCAAGAATTCGAATGATTCCAGAGTGCGTCCCTCATAGAAAACCAAAAGCGGACGAAGAAGATGCGTTTGGTCCCCAAGATACAGTTCTACGCCTTCACTTTTTTGATGATTCTGCCGCAAAATATTCTGGACTTCATGACATTCTTGCTTCTATGCGAAACAGTGAAATGGGAGCAGTGCGCTCGGCGTCTAACGCAGTTTCAAGCGTTGAAGGAACTGAAGATTCTGATTGGGGCAGAGTATCTGCAGAATTTGAGACCCTTATGTCTGATGCGGGCTTGTTAGAACAGATTACTGGAACAGATTTTTATCAAGTTAAAGGAGGATCACCAGCGCTGAAATATTTCATAAAATCAAACATGCCTTCTATTACTTACGGATCTCAAAATTGTTCTCTTACAAATTTATCGGTGGGTTCTATGCACAATTCTGCCGACACCACAATTCACATGATCAGAGCACAGCGCGCGGGCTCTTCAGACTCTGGTACTCCCGGCGAACAAGATAGAGGGCTTCCCCTGCGAATGATGCCAATGCAAGCTAGCGGAGAATGTATGGGTTGTCCAATACTAAACCACGGTCAGCAATTTTTCATTGATATGGGTACTGGTACGACAGTAGATAATGTGTATGCAGTTTCTGGACTGGACCACTCTATAGAGCCGGGGAAGTTTATGACAAAATTTAAGCTGATGCCAATCGATGCTTTTGGTAAATATGAATCTATGCTCAATCAAGTAGACAAGGCTCAAGCTTTAATAACTGCTGCTGATAAGTAGTTGTAGTTTATTTTGAAAATTTCGATTTTTTGTGTTATATTCACAACATGAAAATTGTAATTCCTCGCCATAGATTCTTAAAGAATCTCTCGTTGATGAGCTGCAATCCCGGATTCAGCTGGACAAACGTTGTTGATGAAAAGTCTTATGTTTTGGGAGACCCTCAAAATATTCGTTCTATTAGTCCAGTTTTTGAGCTTTTATCGAGGGAAGAGCCGCATCTCATTTCTCCGAAAACTCAGAAAGCCCTTGGACATTTGGGAGCAAATCTTGATACCCTTCCAGTGGACGGTGTTCAATCTTCTCAGCAAATGATAGAAAAAATAAAAGAATCTTTTAAACTTTCGCGAGAGGCCCTAGAAGAACTCCGAACGCTGGGATACATAGACACCTTTATGGAGTGCAATCGTACACTCAAGAGGCTCTCTCGGGCCCGGATTAATGCCAGATCTCTTAAGGCCGCAATAGAATCTAAAGAGATTAAAAATGTTTCTGTTGCAAGGGGCTTTTTCCCCAAAGAAGATGGTTACTTAGAGTTATCAGAATATAGCATTACCCGCACGTTAACCGGTAGAATGACTGTAATCAGCGGTCCCCAAATTTTAACAGCACCAAAAATTATTCGGAAGTATTTGAAATCTTCTTATCCAGGTGGAAAAATTGTGCAAGTGGATTTCATTTCTTTGGAACCTCGAGTTGCGATGCAGTTAACAGAAGATGATCTTGGTCTCGATGTTTATGCGTATTTGGGAGAAAAACTTTTTGATCAAAAGATTTCTAGATCTGTAGTTAAGAAGTTGGTTCTCTGTGCGGCGTACGGAGCCTCCGAAGCCACCCTGAAGAAGGGCTTACCACCTGGTATTAATATTAGGCAGCTGGTAGATAAAACTAAACAGATTTTAAACTACGAGATGGTAGTTAAAAAGCAGAGCAAAAATTACGAAAAGACTGGAAAGATTAAGAATTTTTTTGGTCGACCAATAGAGCCCCAACACGCGCGCGAGTCCTTATTATATAACAACTATATTCAGTCTTCTGCCGTAGATGTTGCGCTGCTGGGTTTTGGAAAAATCTTAGACAGAACATCACCCCGCGTGCGACCAATTTTCTTCATCCACGATGCTATGTTAGTCGATCTTCACCCCGACGATATAGAAGAGTTTAAGAAAGCTTCTTCTAGCATAGTTATTGATGGGTTAGGTGAATTTCCACTTGATTTCCAAGTCTTAGGGTGATATTTATTACTAACTGGTGTGGGAAATGAACGCAGAAGCATATATTAGACAACATATTCGCAAGATTTTGCTCGAAGAGACCGAAGAGCCTGCTAAGCCTGCTAAGACAAAAAAGTCTAAAAAAGGTGGTCGGGGTAAGATTGTTTCTAAATCCGGAGCTGTAGGAAGTGGCGGCTGGTCAGGAAAGGTTAAGGGTGCAGCTCTTCTTGCTGAAACAGATCCAGGCAAGCTCATGAGCAATTTGAAAATTGGAAAGATCTCAGCTAAAAAAGACCAATTTACTATTCTTAAAGATATTCTTACCAAGGCTGCTGAAGGAACTGAAGAAATGTCTGAGGTTTATTCAATCGCCAACAAAGCGGACGCGAAAGATAAAGACGAAAACGAGATAAAAAGTGTTAATATTGCAGTTAGCGTCATCCCCTACCGAAATGCTCACAAATACATTGAATGGACTTTAGTTGGGGCAACAAAAGCTTTTGGAATTAACTGGGAAACAGACGTTGTACTAGACAGATCTGGATCTAGTATTGTGGTTTATTTAAAATGAAATTAGAAGAACTACTGCGCAAATTCGTGCTCCAAGTTTTAAGTGAAGAAACGAGCAAGGAAGATAAAGACGATAAGTTGCTAGGCGAGCCCGATCTTTCTAAAGAAGAAGAAAGGGAAGATGACGAAAGCCACCACGACGAACAGAACGTTGTTGCTAATATAGCTGGTTATACACTTCCTCTTGGCGCTTCTAATCATCCGTCTACTCTTAAGCAGAGAGGCGACACCGCGGGCCAAGGCTTTGGTGGAGCGAAACCAGTTAAAAAGAAAAAGAAGAAAAAGAAATCAAGAGATGATCCCGGCAAGGACTGGTACAAATGAGATCTTCTCTGTTGTTATCGTTATTTTTGCTCTCGTGCGAGACGAAATCCCAGCTCGAAACCCGGTGTGGTCCAGTGCTTACAAGAATTTTAGAAATACAAGAACATCGCGAAATTATTCGAAAAGATTTTCATATTACGCTAGAAGATTTTAAGACGGGTCACATGAGTTTTCCAGTTTGGCAGAGAGAAAAAAGTGTTTGGTTAAACAAAGAGAATCAATTAGTTGCAGAAGTTGATGCGCTATACGAGTACTCTTATGAAACCAAATGCTTAGAATGAATGCAAGTAATTCTTTCGAAGCTGGAGATCTCATCGCTGTATTTGGCGGTGAAATTGGCAAAGATGGTAAAGCTGCAGATAGAGTATCGATTTGCGTGGTGATAGCGTGTGGAGAAGAAGATATGATTGTAGAAGATAAATACTCTAAATCTTATTCTAGAGCGTCCCATCACAAAGTCCCCAAAAATATTTGCCATAGATTAGTAATGGATCCAGCTTTTTTATCCCACAACTATACGCTTGTTCCAAAAGTGGGAGATTTGGTTCTGTCTTATACCAGAGATACTTTTCGAGACGAAGCCCCTGTCCAAGTGTCTGGTATTCTCTACAAAACAACTTACGCTATGGGAAAGCCACATAAGTCCACGCTTCTCTGCGGCGGTGAAATGAAAGAAGTTTCTGCGGATTCTCTTATAGTGCTGCAGAGCAAAAATAAAGATTAAATAATTTTGAACACTTGACTGATAGTTGATATTATCATTATATAGCCAATTGGCTATTTACTAAGAAATTAGATTTTGCACATTTAAACATTTGGAGGTTAAAAATGGCACTTGATCTTAACGCGATTCGAGCAAAACTGAATAAGCTCTCAGGCAATAACAGCCGGCGAGACTCACTCTGGCGTCCCCAAGAAGGGGAGGAGCATGTTGTTCGACTCATTGCTTTCCCAGACAACGATGGACAGCCCTTCAAGGAGCGCTGGTTCTATTATAACATTGGAAATAATCCGGGACTGCTTGCTCCACACCAGTTTGGTAGTCCAGACCCCATCCAAGAACTCATTAATGAGTTGCGCTCAGATGGCAACAAGGAATCCTACGAACTGGCGAAGAAGCTCTATCCCAAGATGCGAGCTTATGCTGCGGTAGTTGTACGCGGTGAAGAAGATAAGGGCGTAAGGCTCTGGTCTTTCGGGAAGATGGTATATCAATCTCTTCTGAATATTATGCTTGATGAGGACTATGGTGACATCACTGATCCTACTGATGGGCGAGATATTAAGGTGGTATGTACAAAGCCTCCCGGTCGGATGTTTGCAGTGACCGATGTTCGTCCTCGGGGAAAGGCTACGCCTCTCCACAAGAGTCAGAAGGAAGCCACTACTTGGATTGGAAGTATTCCTAATCTTGATGACTTGTATAGCTGCAAGTCTTATGACGAGCTAGGAAAGATTGTTAACGCTTGGATCGGTGGAGAAGACGACGCTGAAAATACTGGAACATCTCGTTCTACAACTCCCGCGAATACTTCTACTGATACAACGGCTAACACCACTGCTACTACTACTACTGCTACCACAGAAGATGCCTCAGCAAAGAAGTATCAGAACCTGGATGATGCATTTGCAGATCTTGAAGACGATTTCTAAGTCTTAAAATCTGTAATTTAAAGAGCACTGGAAATCCAGTGCTCTTTTTGTATTTAAGCGTGAACATGTCTCCAAAATAGTTTATAGTTCATCATGGAGGTTTTGTATGGCGAAACAAAAGATAGCCGATGATGATTTTACCGCTGATTTGATTAAGTCTCTTAATAAAGAGCACGGATCAAGAGTTGCTTATAATCTTGAAACTGACGAATCGCCCACTCACGTAAAGCGTTGGATTGGAACTGGATCTCAGCAGCTAGATTATATTGTTTCTAACCGTAGGAATGGTGGTCTTCCAGAGGGTCGAATTGTTGAAATCTTTGGACCACCGTCTATTGGAAAATCTCATATTGCGATTCAAATTGCCAGGTGTACCCAGCAGTTGGGCGGGATTGTAGTTTATATTGACACAGAAAATGCTACTAGCGTAGAAAATTTGCAATTGCTGGGAGTGAACATTTCTAAGCGCTTTGTATATGTTGACACTCACTGCACTGAAGAGGTGTTATCTATTGCTGAGTCGACGATCATGAAAGCTAGAGCAATGGATAAAGATGTTCCCATTACAATTATTTGGGATTCAGTAGCAGCGTCTTCCCCAAAGGCTGAACTCAATGGAACTTACGAGCAGAACTCTATCGGACTCCAAGCAAGAGCAATTTCAAAAGGAATGAGAAAAATTACTGGCGTGATTGGAGAGAGCAATACACTTTTTGTAATTCTAAATCAAACTAGAACTAAAATTGGAGTAATGTTTGGAGATCCCACCACCACCCCCGGCGGAAAAGCAATTCCATTCCATGCGTCTGTTAGAATTAAGCTCGGCGCGGGTCAACAGATTAAGAACAAAGATAAAGAAGTAATTGGAATTAATGTTTCAGCGAAGACAATCAAAAATAAAGTGGCAGCTCCATTTCGATCTTGCAATTTTGAGATTCATTTTGGCAAGGGAGTTTATGAGCACGAGCAAGTGTTTGATTTACTTAGAAAGCATGGCCCCGAAGTAATTCGCGATACGCAAGAAGTTGAAATTTCTGGAACCGGAGCGTGGAAGAAGCTTATCGTAGTTGATACTACCACCGGAGAACAACTAGTAGAAAAGAAATTTTATAAAGCAGATTTTAACGATGTTTGGTGTGATCCAGAGTTTAAACCCTATATTGATGATCTGCTTGAAGCTGCTATGATAAAGAAAATCGAAAGTTCAGATCTAGATATAGATGTTGAATCTTATGAAGAAGTGCGTGCAGTGGCCATGGAAATGGAATTAGACACAGACTTGGGGGACTAGTTGCCTTCAAACATCATACTGATCGATGCCCTTAATTTTTTTATGCGGCATTTTGCAGCCAATCCAAGCGTCAGCGATAATGGACAACACATCGGTGGTTCCGTCGGATTTCTTAAGGGAGTCCAACTTTTAATAGATAATTTTCACCCTGCAGAACTTTATGTTATTTGGGAAGGTGGCGGTTCGGCCCGTCGACGCAGCATATATAAAGGATATAAGTCTGGTCGACGACCAGTAAAGCTGAATCGATTTTACGAAGCAGATATTCCTGACACCGTTGGCAATAGGAATTATCAGATTAACTTGACAACTAAATTGTTAGGACTTTCTGGGATTCCCCAGCTATACGTTTCGGATTGCGAAGCAGATGATGTGATTGGATATCTTTCTAAAAATAAACTTAAAAATGAAAATCTGATAATTGTATCTTCAGACAAAGATTATTACCAGCTTTTAGAAAAAAATCGCATAAAAATTTGGTCTCCTGGCCAGAAGAAAATATTAACTACAGAATCAGTTAGGGAAAGATTTGGAATACCTGTAGAAAATTTTTGCGTGGCCAGATGTTTTTGCGGCGATGGTTCTGATGGTCTACCAGGGATAAAAGGTGCTGGTTTCCGCACCCTCAGTAAACGCTTTCCAGAACTAACAAAAGAAGAATTTGTGAGTGTGGAAGAGATAATTAATATAAGCCGAAAACGATCCGAAGAATCTAAGGTAAAATTATATCATCAGGTCGTGGCAGATAGTGAAATACCGACTATGAACTGGAAGCTCATGAATCTAGACGCAGTAAATTTATCCCCACACCAGGCTGAAAAAATTAACTATAAAATTGATACGCCAGATAGAAAGATGAATAAAATTAATTTCATGAGAATTCTAATAAGAGAAGGCGTCAAAAACTTTGACGCAGACAAATTTTTTATGACCGCAAGATCAATTTTTAATTAAGGGAGTGATCGATGGGAGAAGTAGCTTACGACTATGAGCTCGCGCCCAAATCAGGACAAGCGTGGTTTGGGCAATATGGAAAGCATTTTCAAGAGAAGATTTTTCAAGCTTTAATTTCAGACAATAGGTTTGCAGCTCAAATGGTTGAGGTTATGCATCCCGATTTCTTTGAGCTAAAGTACTTGCAATATTTATGTGAGAAAT